CATCACCACTTGTACCATCAGCAAAATAAAGAATTGAATTGTCGTCAGCGGCAATAGTTATTCCTTGACTTGAAACACTATGACTTCCTACTACTAAATCGTCTGCACCACCATCATAACTTGATGGAGTGCTGTTATTTATTCCAATAGAATTATTACCACCATCAACGAATAGCATATGAGTATTACCATCAGACTCTACTCGGAAGTCTAAATCTTTACTATCTTCATTAATGACCATTCCAGTACTATCTAAATTAATTCTTTGTACTTCGGCACCTGCAAGAACTGATCTAAAATAAACATAAATATCTTCAGAACCATTACTAGCATCTTGTATTTGAGCAAATATTCTAAAAAAATCTGTCGAATTACCTGCATCATCATTACCTGCAAAAGCAATAGAAGCTATAACATCAGCGTCAGCACCATTACCTGCATTTCTATAAAGATTCAAATTTGGCCCGATAACTGCATCAGTATCAGTTGAAACTAATGAAAGTGTATCAGTATTATCAGCAGTTGTGATTGTTAATCCACCACCACTACCAATACTTTCTACTTTATCTGAAGTTGCACCAATCGTTAAAATTTCTACCCAAGCGTCATTGTCTTTGTTACGCATATACAGAACATTTCCATCTGAATCAAAGTGCCACTGGTTAGGGAAAGTGGTACTGGGTGCTGAATTTCCTGCACTATTAGTCGCTAAGGCTTGTAAAGATGTATTTAATTCAGTCCTAGTGTTTGGAAAGGTCTGATTGGCGATTGTAAAATCTGCTTGTGTCATTTATGTTCTCCTATTGTTCTTATAAAGTATTTGTTTTATTTTGGCAAATTAAATGGCTCTGCCTTGTCCTGTTGCAACATAATCAAAGGTTACGTCTTGTGCCGCACCACCTGCATTAGTAAAGGTTACGCTAAATCCTGTTGCTGATTTACTTGTTACTGCTGTCTGTATATTCTGTGCCGCATTTTGTGCCATAATAATAACACTAGGTTCAGTAAAGAAAGCATTATCAAATGTAATAGCTTTAGTTCCTGCACCACTTGCTACATTCTGTTCTTTTTCAGTACGATCAGTCATAAACAATTTAACTTGGCAATTATTTACTTTAGGCGTTGCTGATGAAACATTACTTGTTAAATTTATTTGAAACTTTGCGTATCTAAAAGCATAGTTACCATCTTGAAATGGTCTAAATGCTGTAAAGGTAGAATTATCATCACTTGTTGCAATAAATAATTTAGCGTCCATATCAACTGTCGAACCTGCACTATCAAACAATCCTGCGACACTATCAAAATTTCCTGCCATTGAATCAAAGTTATTAATGTAATCCAGGTAATCAATATTTAAAAAACTAGATACTCGACCTTGATATTTAGCACTTAAAGAAATTTGATTAGCAAATGTATAAGTACCACTTGATGCAACACCTGTTCCTGCATCAAATAATCCAACTGCATCATCAAAGTTGCCTGTAAATGAATCAAAGTTACCTGATGAATCTAGTATTAACGCTCCATCAACTGCAACTGTATCGCTGTGAGTTCCACTAAAGCCTGTTTCCTCTGTAATCGTACTAGCCAGAACTTGCCCTTGAAACTCTGATATAGTTCCAATTACACTAGTTTCCGTTGTTGATTCGTGTCCTAATAAGTCAAATGCTTTGATATAATATATTCCTGCTTTTGCAGGTACTATAACTGAGTTAGCAGGTGGACTTACTTTTTCAACTAAGACTGTTGTGTTCGGATAAGTATGAGTAGTATCAGGACTAAAACGAATATGATAATAAGCTAAATCTAAATCCGCACTTGGCGTCCAACTTAATACAGCAGTTTGATCTTGATAATCTATTGCAAGGTTTGTTACTTGTGCAGGTGGATCAGCGAAACCTACGACATAATGATCTCCTGCAACATAAGCTGATTTATAACCTAATGTATTAATTGATCTAACCTTAACATTATAAGTAACACCACTTTCGACAGCTATCTCTCTTACTTGATTAGATGATATTCCAGCAGATTTATAAATTGAATCTGTACTCTTTTTATAAACTACCTCAAACTTATCTACAAAATAATCTGATGTTCCTCTAAATGAAACAGTCATTATCACATTTAAGTTTCCCTCTGTGACATTGACAGGCGTATCAGTTATGGAAGTTAGAACAGGAGCGGCAACTATTTTTGGGTCTGGTAAAAATGTAGTTGGTTGATCTGGTGTTTTTAATTTAGTATTGTAAGTATAAGCATCAGCAGAATATTCTATTGCTGTTATGCCTACATTTCCGTTATTCCTTAAATTTAATCCAACACATATAAAATTATTAGAGCTAAATCCCATTCCACTATGTGTAATTTGAAATATATCTCCTACTATTAATTCTTGTGCTTCTGATGTAGCAGTAAATTTAATTGTTATTCCATCTCTTGATCTTTTTAAAACTAATTCAGCTAAATCTTCTGCTTGGTATGGGTTAGTTGTACAAGGCAATTGCATTTCAAAATGTAACTCTTCATCATTATCATTAGAAAGCATTGTTGCATATTTATAACTAGCTCCAACATTAGTTTCATCTTTAGGTGGATAGATAACTTCATCTGGTTGATAATTTTTTTCTTCATTATCAAAACGAGCAATAACTCTATTATATCTTTTTTGTTTTGTTTCACCCTGTATTTGAATACCAGAAATAATCATATCTTCATTAATAGATAAAACACTTGAGCCTGTTCCCTCAACTTTAATTGTGTAAAGACCACCACTAAATGTAAAGTACGATCTCATTGATGATAGTATCTTTTTTACATTATCAATAAGTTTAGTTTTATTTCCTAAAGCAGTATGAATTTCAAATAGATTTTGTGTACTAGCTCCTGTAAATGGAGTAACAGAAGTATTACAAACATTAGCGGCAGTTGTAAAAGCAGAAATATCTATATCACTTGGAGATAAGCCTTTTCCATATCTAGTGTTAGTTAAATAATCATATAAACATAAAGCAGGGTTTGCAGAATACGTATAATCTGATAAAGATGAACTTGTTAAGTTGGTTAAAACTTGCTTGCCTCTTATGGTAAAATTTATTTTAGGTATTTTTCCAAATGCGTCAGCATTGTATTTAAAGCTAAACATAGCGTGGCAAATACCCTTACCTCTATGTGCAGATGTCCAACCTAGACTTTCAGTACCAAAATTTCCTGATGTCCCAAACCCATTATCGTGTCCGTCAAAAAATATAAAATTAGTTGGGTAAATATCTGTATCAACTTCATTAATAACCTCAACAGCTTTATACATTGGGTGATCTGTTTGAATGTTTAAACCCGATGTATTCCCAGGTGGATTGGTTGGTATTCCTGCATTTAAACTTGATACCGCCTGATTATGAGTGCCAAATGTTCCGTCTGATCCTGTATAGGTTGCGTAAAGTTTATCATCTAAATATAGCTCAGTCATTCTTGCAACTTGACCCTCACATAGTGCAACAACAACATATAAAAATTGGTTATCGTCTGATACTGCTAACCAAACAATATTACCACCTACTCTACGAGTACCATATAAAACAGGCAAAGATGCGTCAGAGTTTCTTTTATTGACCATTATACCATCGCCGTGAAGCATAGCTTCAAAGTCTGGCATATCTGGCATATCAGGTATTAACCAACCAAATAGAAAGTCAATAGTTTCGTCTATAATGTCATCTATAAAATCTATACCATCATCTATAATATCTTCAATATCATCTATAATATCACCACACATTTAAACACCATATCCATATTTATAACCTACACGCCTAAAATCGTGATTGGCAAAAAGTTTATCTCTAGCGGGAATTTCTTTCCCATCTAAAGTATTTAGAAAACAAGCCATTAATCTTTTGTCGGCTATTGCTTTGAAAGCCTTTAATAGCATACTAGCAGTTTCAGGTGTTCTGTGTTCTTTGTTAATCCAAAAACCCATTTCACTAAGATATTTTGTATCACTAAACCACCATTCAACAACCGCTCCACAAACACTGCCAACTATTTCTTTGTCGTGAAGTAAAACAATAACAGTTCCATCATTAATCATTTTCAAACCATATTTACTAGCTTTCATTAAATTTAATGCAGGAAAAACCATATCAGCTTCTTCGGTCATTTGTTTTACAAACTTTTGTAGGTCTATAATGTTATCTTTAGTAGCTAATGCAACTTTATAATTACTGGTCATCTATTTTTTTACCCCATTCAATATCTACCATCATAGCGTTTGAAAACTCAAAAAACTTATCACCACTAAATATTTGTTGTTGTGAATTGTCGTTAGTTCTTCTTCCTCGTTTCATCTCAAAGTTAGCCCAATGGTTAGCAACATTAATAGATATTTTACTTGTTGTCGTAGTTTCATTTATTGCATAGCCAGAAATATATCCTAAAAATATTGTATAAGGATTAGCAACTAAAGCACCTGCGTCTGTTAAATATCCTCTTATAATTTTAACAGGTCTATGAATATGGTCATTGTTAAAAAATAAACTAATGAATGTTTGACTAGCACCCTCAATAGAAAAATTAACTGTACTTGTAGCAACTGTACTTGATTCAGTTATAGATGGTATTGCTAATAAATCTGCTCCTGCTGTATATGTATTGCCATCAAAGACAAGATCAAAATATGCAGTAGTTCTATAATAGATCGTACTACCAATAGTAAACTGTATTAAATGTACTTGATCTAAATGATTAGTAGCAAGTTCAGTTTTTAATGTAGAGTGTAAACCTCTTGACATTATAGTACCTCAATAAAATCTAATTCGTACCTGTATAAAGCGTCTTGACCTATTGTAAACTCTTGAACATCATTTTTTAATGCTACTGTAAATGGAACACTATCATAAGTTACTGCTGAATCATTAGTTAAAGCAGTTGTTAATGGTGGTTCTATCGTTACACTTGCCGCATTACTTGATGATGTAACATCAGACACAACCATATAAACCTTATCGTGTGAAGCAAACTTAATAAAATCACCTGCTTTTAATCTTCCTGCTCCATCACCTGCAAATCCGTCCATAGCAATAGTTGTGTCAGCGACAGCGTGTACTCCGTTTACTAATACTGATCCTGTTTCTGTTCCTAGTGAATCATCTATAATTGGTGGCGTATATGTAAATGATTCTTTACGACCTCTTTGTGATGTAATAAAAGCAAAGATAGGAGCGAAACTTGATCTAGTCATTGGCGGAAATGATACTTGCATTTCCCATCTTTGATTTTGTAATTGTCTAGCTTGTCTGCGTCCACTAATAGATAGTGATACAATAGTTGTTTGATTGCTCTTAATGTTAATGCCATTAGATATAGGACTTGTAGGAAATGCACCACTCATACTAGAGCCGCCTGACCTTTATTATTTAAAGCTGAGTTAATCATATTTACAATCTGTCCTCGTCTTGTATCTAGTAAAGCTCCAAACGATTGAGCGTCTACTGTTGTTATATTAAAGTTTACTGTTGCACCACCGCCACCAAGTTGATGATTAGGTGTAACTGTTCCTGCGGTAGATGGTGTAAATAATTCTGGACCCCTTTCTCCAACTAAGAATGGAGTTCCCTGTTGTCTTGATCCACCAAACATAGCTGGTGGTTGTTGTGCTCTTATGTTAGCAACTTGAGCCATACCTGTTGCAACTGTTAAAGCCGCAACTGCAAAACTAAATGGTGGTGGTAAAGTTGCCAATGCTTTTGTAGCACCTGCATAAGTATTCATTATAGCCTCACCAATTTGTACTGCTTGTTGCAATCTAAACATTTTCTTAGATCGTTTAGCACCTTCAGCCGCAAATTTTTCTAATGCTTGTCCTGTTTCAGCAAGTCCTTCTTTTCTTGATTTAAGTCCTTCTTTTTCTACTTTGTGTGCTTCTCTTGAAGAGCTTTTTTGATCTTCGAATCCTTTTGTTACTTTTTGTTGTGCAAATGTAAGAGCCTCAACACTAGAAATAGCATTATCCACTGCTTCACTAGCTGTATTCGAGGCTTCTGCTATTTTGTTTAAACTTTCTGCATATTCTCCACTTTGTCTAATACTAGTTGTTAAACTTGTTTGATTTGCTTCTTGAGCCTCATTTAATCTAGCAATTCTCATAATTGCGTCATCATAATCAACTGAACTCATCACTCGATTATATTCTTCTGTCATCTCAACAAGTTCTCTTGCTTTTCTATTAAAAGAATCAATAACTAATACACCACCAGCAATTATTTTAAAAAAACCACCAGCTACTAATAAAACCGCACCTAATGCTGTTTCAAACTCAGCAAAATTATCTTTAACTGTTTTAACTGCACCAGCAAGAGTAACTAAAGAACCAGCTAATACAACGCCAATATCTTTTCCAAAATCTTCAATCTCTGCTTCATTTAAAGCTAAGAAATCATTTAAATCACCAAATTGTGATTTTAATTCTGAAAAAAATGATTCGTTTATTGCTAATTGAAAATTAAGAAACTTATCATTAATCATTGATAAAGTTCCTTCAAGAGTAGTTGCTAATTCTTCTGTTGTTTTAGCAAACTCACCATTTCCAGCAAAAACTTTTTCAAATGCCTCTCTTGTTTCTTCTACTGATACTTTTGCACCAGCAGAGAAACCGAGCATATCTCTAACACCTTTTTCTCTAAATATGTCAGCACTAGCAATACCACCAGCAAATGCTCTTTGAATTTGACTAGCGGTAGTTTGAAAATCTAATCCTGTTGCACCAGCAACATTACCTGTGATTTCTAATATTTTATTTAATTCTTTTGCGTCCTTTGCTACAACTGCAAGATTACCAGAAGCAGCGGCAATATCACCTAAACTAAATGGAACTTTAGCCGCAAAACTAGATAATGTATCAAATGCTTTTGCACCTTCCTCAGCACTACCAAATAAAAGTTTAAACCTAATCTGTAAACTTTCCATTTCCTTGCCAACATTGACAAGCCCTGTTATTGCCCTACCAGCACCAACAGTTGCTAATGCGGCACTAGCGGCTAGTGCAAATGTTTTTAAACCACCAAGACCTTTTTTAGAGGAAGCAATAGCCTGTTTGGTTTTATCCTTTGCTACTATATCTATATTAACTTTTTTGCTCATAAAATCCTTTATCTAAATCTATCTTCTTTTCTGTCGTTCTCGTCTATTGTAAGCCACATCACTAACAAATAACGATCACCACTATAAACTGGTGCTCCCCTGTGTAGGTGAGTAAAACTTGGAAATATTAATCCGTGTCCTGTTGGTAATGGTGGTACTGATCCTCTATTGTGAAAATCTGTTCCACCGCCTTCGTAATATCCTGTATTTAATGGCACTACAATTGATATATCAGCAGAGGCATCGTGATGCCAAGATGTTTGTTGTATTGTGCGTGGGTTATAGTTTGCAAGTTGTATGCAACCACCATCTACTTGTCTATTAAACAAAGTAAATAAAATTATGTTTATTTGTGTTCTTACTATCTCAATCATTTCCTCATAGAAGTCAGGCGTTGCATTTTCTAATACTATTTCAGGTATTCTTCTTGTTTCATCTTCTTCAGGGTTAGGCTTAAATGGTATTTCAAATTGCATTTTCTTTAATTCACTCAAAACCATATCGCAAAACTCTTGTTTAAATAATGGTATCGTATAAACTTCTTTTACTGGCTCTTTTATTATATCCCACAATGGCGATCCAATAGGATCAGAGTTGCCATCGGTATTGTCATACTCCTCAATCATTGGCAAAGTCTGTTCCATCTTCAACAAAGTGTCTTGCTGTACAGCCCAATTAGAAGCGTCTAATAGTATTTCATTTTTAAACTCGTACATCTATCTCCTAGATCGTGATTTAGCTTTCGCCATATTGTTTTGTTGTTGTTGTTTCTTGTTTTTTTCTTCCAAGAATACAATCCAAGCCATAAAATCCTCGACTGAGAATTGTTGAACTTG